AACCCGCCAAACTTCTGACGTTGGAGCCAGAGCGTGCAACTGCCGATCTATAGCGCCGAAGAAGAAGAGTTGCTGATGAGCAAACTCTGGTCGCCCTCTATCAAGGACGACCCGGAAGCCTTCGTGCTGCTCGTGTTCCCGTGGCAGAAAAAGAACACGCCCCTTGAGCATTTCCAAGGTCCGCGTAAGTGGCAGCGTGAAGTGCTGCGCCAAGTAGCCGCGCACATGAAAAAGAACAAGGAAGCGACCGCCTATGAAGTCCTGCGTATGGCTACCGCTTCGGGTCGCGGTATCGGTAAGTCAGCGTTGGTGTCGTGGCTTATCCTCTGGATGCTGACCACGCGCATAGGCTCAACGACCATTGTGTCGGCTAACTCGGAAGCGCAGTTACGCTCGATCACATGGGCCGAAATCACTAAGTGGGCAGCGCTCCTAATCAACTCGCATTGGTTTGAGATCAGCGCCACCCGTGTGATGCCCGCTAAATGGATTGCTGAGTTGGTCGAACGCGACCTCAAGAAAGGCACCCGTTATTGGTCTGTCGAAGGTCGTCTCTGGTCAGAAGAAAACCCTGACTCGTATGCCGGGGTACACAATCATGATGGCGTGATGGTCATCTTCGACGAAGCCTCGGGTATCCCTGATCCTATCTGGTCTGTTACCGCAGGCTTCTTTACTGAGAACACGCCAAACCGTTTCTGGTTTGCGTTTAGCAACCCACGACGGAATGAGGGCTATTTCTATGAGTGCTTCAACGCGAAAAGGAACTTCTGGACGACGCAAAGCATCGACGCCCGCCAAGTCGAAGACACCGACAAAGCGGTCTACGAACAAATCATCGAAGAGTACGGCGCGGACTCCCCGCAAGCCCGAATCGAAGTGTATGGACAGTTTCCCGCCGATGGAGACGACCAGTTCATCCCTCCAAGTTTGGTGGACGAAGCGGCGTCTCGCCCTAAGTGGCAGGATGAAACTGCTCCGATTGTATTGGGCGTTGATCCGGCTAGAAGTGGCAATGATTCCACGGTCATTGTCGCGCGCCAAGGACGCGATATTGTCGCGATTAAGAGATATAAAGGCGAAGATACAATGGAGATTGTCGGGCGAGTAATCGACGCAATCGAAGAGTTCCGCCCAGCGCTCGTTGTCCTTGACGAAGGTGGCCTCGGTTACGGCATCTTGGATCGCTTGAAAGAACAGCGGTACAAGGTGCGTGGCGTCAACTTTGGCTGGAAGTCGTCAAAGCCTGCGATGTGGCAAAACAAGCGTGCCGAGATGTGGGGTGATATGCGCCAGTGGTTGCGTACCGCCTCGATCCCGAACGAACGACTGTTGAAGTCCGACCTCTGTAGCCCGCAGTACAAGACCAACTCCTCGGGTGCCATCGCCCTTGAAGCCAAGAAAGACATGAAGGCTAGAGGGCTGGCCTCCCCTGACGCAGCAGATGCTTTAGCGGTTACTTTCGCGTACCCTGTTGCAAGTCGGGAGTCAAGAGTTAAAATCGAGCGTAGGTTTTCAGGACGCGGCGAGATGCTCTCGTCGTGGATGGGTGCTTGAGTGGCTAAGAAGTCCGTATCGCTCTCCGTTGGTCGCGGCGAAAAGCAGTCCGTTTCTAAGGGTGCTGGCCTGACCGCCAAGGGTCGAGCGAAGTACAACCGTGCTACTGGCAGCAAACTGAAGGCTCCTGCCCCTAGCCCTAAGACTAAAGCAGATGCAGGACGCAAAAAGTCGTTCTGTGCGCGTATGAAAGGCGTTGTTGCCAAGGCCAAAGGCCCGGCAGAGCGCGCCAAGGCTTCACTCCGACGATGGAAATGTAACTAATGGCTGCTAAAAAGGGCTTGTACGCTAACATTCACGCTAAACGGGAGCGTATTGCTGCCGGTTCTGGCGAAAAGATGCGGAAAGTGGGTGCTAAAGGCGCTCCGACTGCTAAAGCGTTCCGTCAATCGGCCAAAACGGCCAAAAAGAGGAAATAAACATGAAGTACGGCCCTGTAGGCGTGTCACCCGGTGCCACGATTGGCGACATGATCACAAATTCGCGTATGCAGAAGCCCCGTGCGCCTGCTCCCCGCGCTCCGCGCCGGGTAAACGAGGACATGATCCGCACGACGGTTGCGTTTCGTCCGACCCCGGTCGTTAAGCCGCGTGGACGGATGGGCTAATGCCCTTAGTCAAGTCGGCAAGCAAAGGTGCTTTCCGTAAGAACATCAAGGCGGAAATAAAGGCTGGCAAGCCGCAGAAGCAGGCTGTTGCCATCGCCTATTCCGTTAAGCGCCGCGCTGCGGCCAAGGGTAAGAAGGGCAAGTAATGGCTAAAGACCCGACAGGGATGAAGGGAGCGGCTCAGGTCGCTAATACGCCGCAGTCCCGCCGTGGACGCGATGCGGGAGACATCCTCTCGCAAGCGCGTACCCGTATGCAGTTGTCCCTGACGGCGTATAGCGAGTCCCGCGACAGCGAACTCGATGACCTGCGCTTTATGGCAGGTTCCCCGGACAACCGCTGGCAGTGGCCGCAAGAAGTGCTGGCTACCCGTGGCGCAGTGCAGGGTCAGACGATCAATGCGCGTCCCTGCCTGACCATCAACAAACTGCCCCAGCACGTTCGGCAGGTCACAAACGACCAGCGCCAGAACCGTCCTTCGGGCAAGGTCATCCCGGTTGATGATCAGGCCGACATTGAGGTAGCCGAGGTATTCGACGGCATCGTTCGGCACATCGAGTACATCTCGGATGCCGATGTTGCCTACGACACCGCTTGTGAAAACCAAGTCACGTATGGCGAAGGCTATATCCGCATCCTGACCGAATACTGCGACGACAATACGTTCGACCAAGACATTCGTATCGGACGTGTGCGAAACTCGTTCTCGGTCTATATGGACCCTCACATCCAAGACCCCTGTGGGTCGGATGCCGAGTGGTGTTTCATTACTGAGGACATGCCCCGTGAGGAGTTTGAGCGTCATTTTCCTGACGCCGAGCCAATCTCGTCGATCCAGCAGCGTGGTACTGGTGACGAGAATCTGGCGCAATGGATTACGGATAACTCCGTTCGGATCGCGGAATACTTCTACGCTTACTACGAAAAAGCGAAGTTAAACCTTTATCCTGGGAACCAAACGGCGTTTGCCGGGTCACCCGAAGCCAAGCAGTTGGAAATGATGGGCTTGCAGGCTGTTCGCAGCCGCGAAGTCGATATTCGCAAGATCAAGTGGATCAAGACCAACGGCTACGAGATTCTGGAAGAGCAAGAGTGGCCGGGTAAGTGGATTCCGGTCATTCGCGTAGTCGGTAACGAATACGAAGTCGAAGGCCGTATTTATATCAGCGGCCTCGTGCGTAACGCTAAAGACGCGCAGCGCATGTACAACTACTGGGTATCCCAAGAGGCGGAAATGCTCGCCTTGGCCCCCAAAGCGCCGTTTATCGGCTATGGCGGGCAGTTTGAGGGATACGAGCATCAGTGGAAGACGGCTAACACGCAAAACTGGCCGTACCTTGAGGTCAATCCTGACGTAACTGACGGCGCTGGCGCAGCAATGCCGTTGCCGCAGCGTGCTGCTCCGCCCCTTGCTCAAACGGGCTTGATTCAGGCTAAGATGGGCGCGTCGGACGATATTAAGTCCACGACGGGCTACTATGACTCTAGCCTGGGCGCCACGTCTAACGAGCGGTCGGGTAGAGCCATTCTGGCGCGTGAACGTCAGGGCGATACGGGGTCATATCACTACGTTGATAACCTTGCCCGCGCTATCCGCTACGTCACGCGACAACTCGTGGACTTGATTCCGAAGATTTACGATACCCAGCGTATCGCCCGAATCGTCGGCATCGACGGTGAGACGGGTACGGTGCGGATCGACCCGATGCAGCAAGAGCCTGTTCGAAAGATCGTGGATCAGGCTGGCATTGTCATCGAGAAAATCTACAACCCGTCTGTCGGTAAGTACGACGTAGCGGTAACGACTGGCCCGTCCTACCTGACCAAGCGTCAGGAAGCGATGGAGGCCATGTCGCAGATTCTGCAAGCCAACCCGGCTCTCTGGCAGGTGGCTGGCGACCTGTTCGTTAAGAACATGGATTGGCCGGGCGCCCAAGAGATCGCCAAGCGTCTCGCTAAGACGATTGACCCCAAACTCCTTGCTGACCCGGATGAAGACCCGGCGTTGCAGGCTGCTAACCAGCAGATTGAGGTTATGGGTCAGGAAATGCAGATGATGCAGGAAATGCTCCAGCGCGTCGGTCAGTCGATGGAAGCGACCGAACTGCGTATCAAGGAGCAGGAAGCCTCCATTAAGGCTTATGACGCCGAAACCAAGCGCATTGGCACTATGCAGGCTGGTATGAGCGAGGAACAGATACAAGATATAGTGATGGGTACGATTAGCGGGATGCTCTCCTCTGCTGACCTCGTAGCGCCTGTTTCACGTGAAACCGAAATGATGCCACCTGAAATGGGCATGGAGTTACCGCCGCAATGACCTGCGAAGTCTTTATCGGACGGCTGTTTCTGGCTCGGGATGTGACCCACAGCACCCACCTGAATACCCGTAACTACGCCAAGCACAAGGCGCTGCAAAAGTTCTACGAGGGCATCATTCCCTTGGCGGACGATTTTGCCGAGGCGTATCAGGGTCGGCACGGCCTAATCGGCCCAATTGCGCTGGCATCTGCCCAGAAGTCAAACAACGTACTTGACTTTCTGGAAAAGGAACTTAAGGAACTTGAGGAAATGCGGTATAAAGTCGTCTCTAAAGACGACGCTACCCTGCAAAACCTGCTGGACGGCATCTTCGAGTTGTATCTTTCAACGATTTATAAACTCAGATTCTTGGCTTGAGGTATAGACAATGCAATTACTTAACCCGCTGAACGACAGTCTGTTCCCGGCCAAGACTGCCTCTTATACGGGAACCGCCGGGTCTACAGGCACTTGGGACGCTGGCGTCGAGGGTGTTGTAGTGTGGGCTACGACTGCCGCTTATATCGCCGTTGGCGAAGGCGTGACGGCAACCACCAGCAGCACGCCGATTCCGGCGAACGTCCCGGTGCCGTTTATCGTGCCGAAGGGTACGGGCGCTCCGTGGCGCGTATCGGCTATCCAGGTTGCCTCGGGTGGCAGCGTGTACGCCAAGCCGATTAGCGGCAACTAATGACAGTTTTTTACGGCATATCCCCTGCAAACGGCATAGCCATTGGGCTAGGGTCGATTATTGCGTTAGGGGTTCCGCCAACGGGAGCCGCACCACCTGCGGCTAGTTACCTCTTATTGGAAGACGACTCGTTTGTGCTGCTCGAAGACGACAGCAAAATAGAATTGGAGTAAATCATGGCTGATACCAAGATAAGCGCATTAAGTTCTGGCGCACCGGCAGTAGGCACGGACGAGTACGTTATTGCCCGCTCTGGCGCTAACTACAAACTGACCGGCACGAACCTGCTGACGCTGGTTACCAGCACGGCAAACAGTTTTACTGCCGCGCAGTCCTTTACGGTCGCCGGTACGTTTACCGCCGCGCAGACGTTCCGCGCTGCTAATGCGATTCGCTCCGAGGCTGCCTCAACGCAGGACGCGGTGGTTATCGCCGGTCGCGCAGGCGGTACGAGTTCGTATGCGGTCACGCTGACGCCGACCACGCTGACGGCTAACCGAACGGTGACGATCCCTGACGAGACGATGACGGTTGGTTTCCGTAACGTCCCGCAGTCGGGTTCAGCCAAGACGGCGAACTACGATTTGGTGGTGGGCGATGTCGGTAAGTTCATCGAGGTTGGCGCTTCTGGCGCTATCACGATTCCTAATGCAACGTTTGCCGCTGGCGATGTGGTGTCGGTGTTCAACAACACCTCGGGCAACGTGACGATTACCTGCACAATTACGACGGCGTATATCGCGGGTACGGATGCGGATAAGGCGACGGTGACTTTGGCAACGCGAGGTGTGGCGACGATACTGTTCCTCTCTGGTACGGTCTGCGTTATCAACGGCAACGTGAGTTAAGCCATGAGCGGCATTATGAGTTTGCTGCTCGCCGTGAAGGTCGGCGGCGGAGCGTTTACCGAATACAAAATCTTCACCGCATCCGGTAACTGGACTGCGCCGACTGGCGTGACGGAGGTGGAATACCTCGTCGTTGCCGGTGGTGCGGGTGGTGGCCGAAGATTTGGAGGTGGTGGCGGTGCAGGTGGGTTCCGCACAGGTACAGGACTATCCGTAACCGCAGGTACCAATTATACGATTACAGTCGGCGGTGGCGGCGCAGGTTCAACCGATGCTGAAGCAAAAGGCAGCAACGGATCAGATTCAGTATTTAGCACCATTACATCAACTGGTGGTGGCGGCGGAGCAAGCGGAGCAGCAACTTCTGCGACAATTATTGTTGGCGCAAATGGCGGCTCTGGCGGCGGTGGTTCCAGAAACAATAACGTCAATGGTTCCGGCGTAGGCGGGTCTGGAAATACCCCGTCCACAAATCCCTCGCAAGGTTCAAATGGAGGCGCTGGAGACACAACGCCCTCTGCGGGTGGTGGTGGTGGTGGAGGTGGCGCAAGCGCCGTTGGTGCTGCTGCGGGGGCTTCTGCTGGTGGTAATGGTGGAAATGGCACCGCGTCTAGTATTTCTGGTGGGTCTGTCACTTATGCTGGCGGCGGCGGCGGATCAGGAAATTCAAATAGTTCACCATACACCAATGGCACGGGTGGCACAGGCGGCGGTGGTGATGCAGGTGGCCCAGCCGTTGCGGGAACTGCTAATACCGGCGGTGGCGGTGGTGGTGGATTAGGCGCAAATCCGACTACTTATAACGGCGCGTCCGGCGGCTCCGGCATCGTCATTCTGAAGTACACCGTACCCGTCCAATCTGTCGTAGCCACGTTCACTTCTACCGGCACATGGACTTGCCCGAGCGGTGTTAGCGCGGTGGAGTACCTTGTCGTCGCAGGTGGCGGCGGTGGAGGCTCAAACGGCGCTGGTGGTGGCGCGGGTGGATTCAGGACAGGCACCGGTTTGTCCGTAACCGCAGGAACCGATTACACCGTGACGGTTGGTGGTGGCGGTACCGCTGGTAACAACAACGGCGTTGGGACTAGTGGAAGTAACTCCGTATTTAGCACCATTACTTCTGCCGGTGGAGGCCGAGGCGGTTCTGGTGGTGGTGGCGCTGGTGAAACCGGTGGCTCTGGCGGCGGAGCAGCGGCAGGTTCAACGGGATATGCGGGAAACACTCCAAGCACAGCCCCATCTCAAGGCAATAACGGCGGCGATGGCGCTGCAAACACTTCGCCCTATGCGGCAGGTGGTGGCGGCGGTGCGTCAGCGGTTGGAGGTAACGGCAATAATGGCACCTCAACTGGCGGCGCTGGAGGAAATGGAACCGCATCGTCAATTAGCGGCAGCAGCGTAACGTACGCTGGTGGCGGCGGCGGAAGCGGATTTCAAATTACAACTGGTGGTACAGGCGGAACTGGCGGCGGCGGTGCTGGTGCATCAACGACCACCGGAACTGATGGAACCGTCAATACAGGCGGCGGCGGTGGTGGCGCGCATGGAAGCCCATCCGCACCAAATGGTTATTTGGCTGGCGCAGGCGGCTCCGGCATCGTCATTCTCAAGTACGACATCGGCTCTGCCTCAATCTTCACCTTCAAGTCATCGCAGAAGTGGACTGCACCAGCGGGTGCGGTGAGCGTGGATTATTTGGTTGTAGCCGGTGGTGGCGGCGGTGGTTCTTACTTTGGTGGTGGTGGTGGCGCTGGAGGTTTCCGTACTGGAACTGCATTGGCGGTTACGGCTGGAAGCGAATACACAATTACGGTGGGCGCTGGTGGTTCTGGCGGCGTAAACAATCAAACTGACAACGCGGGTACTGGATCAAATTCAGTATTTTCAACTATCACCTCCAATGGGGGCGGCGCAGGGCCGGGATTTGCCGCACCGTCCTCAAATGGAAAATCCGGCGGTTCTGGTAGTGGCGCAAGAGGAAGTGTTGCTGGCACAGGTGGTGCTGGCAATACTCCTAGCACAAACCCATCGCAGGGCAGCAATGGAGGATCAACTAGCGGGCAAGGTAGTTCCGCTGGCGGAGGCGGCGCTTCTGCTGTGGGTGGTAATGGATCGGTTGGCGGAAGTGAAACTGGCGGCGCAGGCGGTGCTGGCACGGCATCTTCTATTTCTGGTTCGTCTGTCACTTATGCTGGTGGTGGCGGTGGTGGATCAAGTCACACAGGTGGAACCGGCGGCGCAGGCGGCGCAGGCGGCGGTGGGGCTGGAAGTTATACCGCGACAGCCGGATCGGGAACCGCTAACACCGGAGGGGGCGGCGGTGGTAGCGGCGAGGTAAATGCCAACGGCGGCGCAGGCGGTTCCGGTATCGTAATCCTTAAGGTCAACTTCACATGAAAACCTATCAACTCATGGGCATTGATACGGCGATGCACTTGCTTCGCCCCGGCGCAAAGTGGGAAATCAGCAACCGCGAAATCACCCGCTGGGAAGACCCGCGACCGAAACCATCGTGGGACGAAATCATGTTCACGATTGAAAAGATCAAGGAACTTGAGGACGCGGTGCCGACGATCCTGTTGCCCGAGCAGCAGGCTGCGTTTGACGACTACGTTGCCCAAATTGAAAAGGCGGTTGCGTGATTACATACAACCTTTTTCCTACGGCTGTCGCCAAGTTTGAACTTGGACGGGACTACACCGCCGAGGAAATGGCGTTTGTGGACGAGCAGCCGATGCATAGCAACATGGGTAACACCACGAGCGACGACCGCTATGTGCTGCGTCACGACACGATGGCAAGCCTCAAGGCGTTTGCCGAGGCCAGCGTCAACGAGTATCTGCGCTCCATCTACGCGCCGAAACACGACGTTATGCTGCGCCTGACGCAATCGTGGCTGAACTACACCAAGGCCGGTCAATACCACCACAAACACGCGCATCCCAACTCGTTTGTGTCTGGTGTGCTGTACCTCAAGGCTGCTAAAGAGCGCGACAAGATTTACTTTTACAAAGACGGATACCAGCAGGTCAAACTGCCGACCGACAACTACAACGTGTACAACAGCGACTCGTGGTGGTTTGAGGTAGGTGCGGGTGACTTAATGCTGTTTCCGTCTAGCCTCACGCACATGGTGGAAACCGTGCAGGACGAGGATCGCGTATCTTTGGCGTTTAACACTTTTCCGGTCGGCTACGTTGGTGACGAAAGCAGCCTGACCGCGTTGCATCTGAAGGAGTAAGACATGGCTCATTTTGCTGAAATTGATTCAAACGGCGTTGTGCAGCGCGTCATTGTGGTTGCCAATAAGGACACCGCTGACGCCAACGGCAACGAAATGGAAAGCATCGGTGTGGCGTTCTGCCAGAAGTTGCTTGGCGGTAACTGGAAGCAAACTAGTTACAACGGCAACATCCGTAAGAACTACGCTGGTGTCGGTTATACCTACAGAAGCGCCATTGATGCGTTCGTGCCGCCGCAGCCGTATCCGTCTTGGATACTGACGCCAGCACACGCTCAATGGGAAGCCCCGGTTCCGATGCCGACAGACGGTGAGATGTATTCGTGGGATGAGGCTGCCGGTAACTGGGTCGCGGTTCCGAAGGAGTAATCCATGGTCACTTGGAAAGTCACCCGAGTAGAGACATCTAGCGTTGGCGGCTTAAACGATGTGATCGTTCGCTGCACGTTTGATGTGCTGGCGTCTGATGGCGCTAAACACGGCTACGCGGTCGGGGAGGTAGACTTGCTGCCGCCCGATGCTGCCGCCTTTGTGGCGTTTGACTCGGTGACTCACGAGCAGGCCGTGGCATGGGTGAAGCAAGCCCTCGGTGCTGCTGCTGACGAATACGAGGCCAAGGTGCAAGCGCAGGTGGATAACCAGCCAGAACCTGTCTCGTTTGTACGGTTGCCTTGGAGTAAGTAACAATGACCACAATTAAGATTTCGCAACTGCCTGCCGCAACTCAGCCGCTCACTGGGGCTGAGTTAGCGCCAGTTGTGCAAGGCGGGGTTACTAAAAATACGCCTATTAGCGCCTTTGGGCAGATGGTTAGCGTTAAAACTTATGGCGCTGTAGGCGACGGTGTTGCCAACGACACGGCCGCCTTTACGGCTGCAATGGCAGCCTCGACTGCTGTGTACGTTCCGCCTGGCACTTACAAGATTGTTTCGACGTTGGCGGTGCCTAACAACACCACGCTATACGGCGCTGGTCGCGGAACTTCCAAACTGCTGCACGCCTTTAACGGCGACATGATGACCCTTGGCAACTACTCTGGTTTGTCCGGCTTGTGGCTAGATGGGCAAGGCGCAACGTACACCGGCCAAGGCGTGGTTATCAACAACGGCGTTGGTCGCCAGAGCGTTACCAACTGCCGCATCACCGATTTCAATGCCGCTTGCTTGTATTTTTACGCGCAGGGCGGGCCGCAATGTTCCGTGTTTGACCTAATTGCCTCGCAGACTAACGGCGCAACCGGAACGGGCAACTTTGCCATCGTCATTCAAGACACCGGCAGCGTTGAATCTGGCGCATTCCCGCGTAAGTTCTCGCACATTGAGACTAACGGGTTTTGCTCGTTCTCGTTTGGTTCCAGCAACAATACTTACGTCACTAACAGTTTTTTGGCTGACTTGTTTTACAGCCTAAACTCTCGCGCTACATTAATAACGAATTGCCGTATTGCCAATCAGGCTGCGCTTTTGATTCAAGGTAACAACCACACGATTATCAGTTGCGCGATTACCCCGCAGATTACGATTCAGACTGGTTCTGACAACATCGCGTTGCAGGGAAACAGTTACAACAATCTGCCGATTATTGATAACTCAACCAACAGCCGTAACCTGTTGGATTCTTGGCGAATCGCTTACACGCCAAACTGGGTATATCTGGTTTCTGCTGGATCGTTTTCTATTGGAGCGGTTTATACAATTACCTTTGTCGGTACGACTGACTTTACCCTTATCGGCGCATCGGCAAACACGGTCGGAACAACCTTTACTGCCACCGGAGCAGGAAGCGGAACTGGTATCGCAAGAACTCCCTACACGCTTGGAGCGGCGCCTGGGGCGGGCAGCACTTCTGGCTCCTATTTCCGTCAAGGAGCAACGACCACAGTAGTGGTTGACCTTAACTTTGGCGCCAATACATCAATTGGTCCGGGCGGAAACATTGGGTTTTTACTGCCTCACGCAATGACAAACGACGTAGAGTTTGTGGGTGGCACGGTTTACATGAACCGAGGTGGAACCGTTTATGAAGGGTTTGTGCAAATTCCAGTTCAAGAACCAAATTTGCCAGCAGCGTATGGATATTTGCTGCGTGATACGTCTGGATCGGTGACGTACAACAGCCCCGGCACATTTATAGACGGCGACTTTATTCGCTTGTCGCTGACCTATCCAAACTAAGGTTGTTGCACAGACGCAACTTGTAAGTTAAAGTTTAACCGTACTGGTGCGTTTCACCAGGTTTCCGTAAGGAAGGTTATGTCGGACGAAAATGTAGTCCCTGAAGTTGTAGCGGGCAATCCCGTGTCGGAACCGGAAGCCACGGCGGCCCCGGAACCTGTAGAGGCTGTTGCAGAAACAGCAAAGCCGGTAGACGACAAACCCAATGTCTTCACACAAGAAGAATTGGATAAAGTCATCGACAGACGCCTAAAAAAGGCACGTCGAAGTTGGGAAAGGGAGCAGCAGGCGCTAAAGGCCACGCCGTTACAGGCTGAAGCCGCTGCCCTGCCGAGCAGAGACGAGGACCCGGACGCATACGCAGAGGCTTTGGCCGAGCGTAAGGCCACCGAGTTACTCGCTCGACGCGAGGCAGAGCGGGAGCAAATGGCTCTCCTAGAGGCTTATCACGACCGCGAAGAAGCAGCGCGTGACCGTTACGATGACTTTGAACAAGTCGCGTACAACAACGCTCTGCCCATTACGACCGTGATGGCTCAGACGATTCAGGCTTCGGAATTAGGACCCGATATTGCATATCACTTGGGTTCTAACCCCCGCGAGGCTGAACGTATTTCCCGCCTATCGCCGTACTTGCAGGCAAAGGAGATCGGGAAGATTGAGGCCAAGTTGGCCGACAGTCCCGCCCCGGTCAAAAAGACAACCAGTGCGCCCCCGCCGATTAAGCCTGTCACGGCTAAAGGCGCTGGCACTCCGGTCTACGACACGACAGACCCACGGTCAATTTCGGCCATGAGCGCGTCAGAGTGGATCGAGCGCGAGCGTCAGCGACAGATTAAGCAGTGGGAAGCGCGTCGTAACCGCTAACTTCTTTTAGAGGACATTTAAAGTGGCTAATACACTTCTTACTATCGACATGATCACGCGGAAAGCGTTGGAGATTCTTGAAAACAATCTCGTGCTGACCCGCAATGTTAACCGCCAGTACGACGACTCCTACGCCGTCGAAGGCGCCAAGATCGGCACCACGCTGCGTATCCGCTTGCCGGACCGCGCTCTCGTGACCGACGGTGCTGCCCTCCAGGTGCAGGACGACAACGAGCAGTTCACCACGTTGACGGTTGCTTCGCAGAAGCACATCGGCGTGAACTTTACGACTGCCGAAATGACCATGCAGTTGGACGACTTTGCCGAGCGCGTGTTGAAGCCGCGTATCAGCCAGTTGGCCGCCAGCATCGACGCCGACGTTGCTAACTCGTTCCTGAACATGTATCAGGCGGTTGGCACCCCCGGCACGACCCCGAGCAGCACCGCTGTTCTTCTTGCTGCCCAGCAGAAGTTGAACGAGGCCGCTGCCGTGATGTCGCCGCGTTATGTCACCGTGAACCCGGCTGCGAACGCCGCGCTCATCGAGGGCATGAAGGGCTTGTTTAACCCGGTCAGCACCATCTCGGCGCAGTTCAAGAACGGCATGTTTGGCGAGGGCATCCTTGGGTTCGACGAACTCAACATGTCGCAGTCGATCAAGCAGTTCACGACTGGCAGCCGTTCGGGCGCTCACACGATCACGACGACCGTCTCGGCTCAGGGTACTTCGACCATTGCCATTACCGGCACTGGCACGCAGACCATCAAGAAGGGCGACGTGTTCACGATTGGTAGCGTGTTTGCCGTGAATCCGCAGACCCGCGAATCAACCGGTTCGCTCCAACAGTTCGTCTGCACGGAAGACGTGGCGGCGACTGGCGGTGCGTATGCTGCCGTGAAGATCAGCCCGGCGATCTACACGTCGTCAAACGCTCTGGCGACCGTTGACTCGTTCCCGCAGTCTGGCGCTGCTGTCACCTTCTTGGGTGGTGCTTCGACCCAGTATCCGCAGAACCTCGTGTACCACAAGGACGCGATTGCGTTTGCCACGGCTGACCTCCTGCTCCCGCAGGGCGTTGACATGGCTTCGCGTCAGGTTCACAACGGTGTGTCCATGCGCGTTGTCCGTCAGTACGACATCAACAACGACCGTATGCCGTGCCGTATCGACGTGCTGTATGGCTACTCGGTGATTCGCCCGCAGATGGGCGTGCGTCTCTGGGGCTAACCCTTAAACTTATTCACGGAGTAATTCAAAATGGCACTTCCTAATGGTTCTGGTGGTTATCAGTTCAACGACGGTAACGTCGGTGAGGCCCTGCTGTTTGTGCAGGGCGCTCCGACGGCGCTGACGGCGGCTGCAACGGCAACGCCTGCTCAGTTGTCCAATGGCCTCTTCACGTTCAACGGCACTGCCGGTGACTTGACGCTGCCGACGGTTGCTGACCTTGAAGCCTACGTTTCGTCTGCCTCTAAGGTAAACGCGGCGTTTGACTTCTTTGTCATCAACATCGACGCGGGTACGGATGACGTAACCGTGGCGATTGGCACGGGCTGGACGCTGGTTGGCGCTGGTCAGGTTGATAACGGTACTTCGGGTCACTTCCGCGCTCGTAAGACGGGCGACGGTACGTGGACTTGCTACCGCATTTCGTAATGGCAACGTCCTCGGCGGGGCAACCCGCCGGGGGCTAACCTAAAGGGGTATTTCTATGCCTAATTCAAAGGCGATTGGTGTTGCCTTTTCCGACCCGGAACTTGACGGTGCGGTGATTGGCGCAGCAGGCGGCACCGTAGGCTTCTTCGGAACGACGCCCGTTGCCGAAGGCGCGGCGCTTACCACTCAGTTAACGACTATTACGTTTACTGCGCCGGTCACGCCGGACTTTGCAATTCAAGACCTTGTTAACACCAGCGCGTTTGGCTTCGTTACTAAGGACGAAGGCAACACGGTGTTGTCTGTTATTAAGAACCTGCAAGATCGAGTCGGCCAGTTGGAGTCTCGTCTACAGGCTTACGGATTGCTGCCGTAATATGCCGAATATCTACCTTCGTCATCACAAGCACGGCGAGAAAGTAGCAATCTCGGTGCTAGAAGCGCGGGAAGATATGGAGCATGGGTGGGAGGAGTTTGACCCCTCTGACCCGGATGATTCAGAATCCCCGGTGTCGGCAAACTTGTCGGCATCGGGGACTTCTGATAACGCATTAAGGGCGCGACGACGACGCCGGGAGTAATACATGGCAACCACCGCTGCTGACCAGATCAACGGTGCGCTGCGTCTGATCGGGCAATTGGCAGAAGGTGAAGTGCCTTCGGCAGCCACGTCTCAAGACGCCCTCGCTGCTCTAAACCAGATGCTTGACTCTTGGAGTACGGAGCGTCTAGCGGTTTTCTCGACCCAAGACCAAATCTACAACTGGCAGCCGAACGTCCGGTTCATCACCATGGGACCGACGGGTACGTTCGTTGCCGAGCGTCCGATCCTTATGGACGACGCCACCTATTTTCGTGACGCCTCGACCAACGTGTCGTATGGCATCAAACTGATCAATAACGAGCAGTACAACAATATTGCCGTTAAGACAGTGACCTCGACTTATCCACAGTTGATGTGGGTCAACATGACCTACCCCGACGCGGAGATTTACATTTACCCAGTACCGACCAAGATACTGGAGTTCCACTTTGTGTCGGTGCGTCCGCTGGCTCAACCAGCCACGCTAGACACCACCCTTGCGTTCCCGCCTGGATACCTGCGTGCGTTCCGCTTTTGCTTGGCCTGTGAACTTGCAGCCGAGTTTGGTGTCGAACCGTCTCCGCAGGTGCAGCGCATTGCAATGACCAGCAAGCGCGATCTGAAGCGCATCAACAACCCGGATGACTTGATGGCAATGCCAGCGGCACTGATCGTCAACCGTCCGCGCTTCAACATCTTTACCGGAAACTTCTAAGTGAAGACGCCGATCTTAGGGTCGTCGTATGTCATCCGGTCGGTCAATGCTGCCGACAACCGGATGGTCAATCTTTATCCCGAAGTGGTGCCAGAGGGCGGCAAAGAACCCGCGTACCTGCAACGCTGCCCAGGTTTGACGCTAAAGACTGTTGTTGGCACTGGCCCGATTCGAGGCTTGTGGACGTTAGGCAATTATCTGTACGTTGTTTCTGGCGACCAGATGTACAAGTTGGACAACAACTATGTGCAGCAAGGCCAAAATCAACTGTTGCTGGAAGACGGCTTTTTTATCTTGTTAGAAGATGGCGAAACCATCTTGTTAGAAAACCAATTAGCGCCGTCATTGGGATTTGTGTCTGGCACCGGCCCGGTGTCTATGGCAGATAACGGCACGCAGATATTTATTGCCGCCAACCCTGATGGATATATCTACAACAGCGTTACGGACGCTTTCCAACAGATTACCGACCCCGACTTTCCGGGTGCTGTCACGGTCGGCTACCTTGACGGTTACTTTGTGTTTAACGAACCGAACTCGCAAAGAGTGTGGGTAACAAGTCTATTGGATGGCTTGTCAGTTGACCCCTTGGATTTTGCGAGTGCGGAGGGTTCACCAGACGGGTTAGTCTCCCTCATCATTGATCACCGTGAAGCGTGGCTCTTTGGCACGAACTCGGTGGAGGTCTGGTACAACTCGGGCGACCCTGACTTTCCCCTTACCCGCATCCAAGGCGCTTATAACGAAATTGGCTGTATTGCGCCGTACTCGGTCGCCAAGATGGATAACTCCGTTTTTTGGCTAGGCGCAGACGCTCGCGGTCAGGGTATCGTCTATCGAGCCAACGGCTACCAAGGCGTGCGTGTATCTACCCATGCCGTTGAGTTTGCTATTCAAGGGTACGGCGACTTGTCTGACGCGGTGGGCTACACCTACCAGCAGGACGGCCACACGTTCTACGTGTTGAACTTTACTAATGCGGACACGACGTGGGTGTTTGACGCCGCTACGGGCGCTTGGCACGAACGTGCAGGATTTCGTAATGGTGACTTCAAGCGCCACCGTGGCAACAACCACGCTCGCTTTAACGGCGTGCCGATTGTGGGTGATTACCAGAACGGTAAGTTGTACGAGTTTGACCTAGACGTATACGCCGATGACGGGCAAACACAGAAGTGGCTGCGCCGCTGGCGTGCGTTGCCGACTGGCGCTAATGACCTAAAGCGCACTGCTCACCACTCGCTTCAAATTGACTGCGAAACAGGCGTGGGCTTAGAAGGGTATGCGCTAGGGGATTACCAGTATTTGGGGTCTGAGTTGCTTGAAATTTTAGAAACTGAAAGCGGCGAAGACATTATTCTTGAATACACGCCTGTTACGGGCGCTAACCCGCAAATCATGCTGCGCTGGTCAGACGATGGCGGTCACACTTGGAACGGCGAGCGCACGACCTCAATGGGTCGCACCGGACAATACGGTACTCGCGCTATCTTCCGTCGCCTTGGCATGACGCTAAAACTGCGTGACCGCGTATATGAGGTCAGCGGCACCGATCCCGTCAAGGTTGCCATTATGGGCGCTGAACTTCAGATTAGTCCGACGGCATCATGACGCAAAACATCACGCAAATCCCTGCCCCGCGTGTTCCGTTTCTTGACGAACGGACAGGGTTGGTTTCGCGTGAGTGGTTCCGCTTCCTCAACAATCAGTACCAACTGACGGGTGGCGGCACTACGTCCACCTCTATTGCTGACCTTGAGATTACCCCGTCGCTGGCCGCTAACGTCGAGGACGAGGTAGCGGTACTGCGCGGCAATATTGACGATTTGCAGAAAGGGCCACCTCGGTTTGAGCCGGGGCTAATTAACTACGGGTCGTTTTTCTCAACGCAGACGCAAGCGGCTACCGTCATTAACACGGCAAAAGCCATCACGTACAACAACGCTGACCCGGCTTATGGCGTGTACCGCGACCCTGCTGATAGCAGCAAGATTAAGGTTACTCGCCCTGCTATCTACAACGTGCAGTTTTCTATCCAAGTGGATAAAACTTCGGGTGGTACGGGGCGGCTGTACATTTGGCCTGCTATTAACGGCACAAACGTCGCCAATTCAGCATCGTTAATTCAGATTCAAGGCAACAACGCTGAAATATTTTCGGCGGCTAACTTTTTCTTACCGCTGTCAAACGGCGACTATTTTCAGTTGTATTTTTCTGTAGATGCTTTGGACGTGCAGTTACAGCAATTTGCCGCTGCCGCTCCTGTCCCAGCCATACCTTCTATCATTTTGACTGTTATGCAGGTGTATGTATGACCGTTTACCTTTCAGCCTTTGCTGGCGCCGGAGCGCAGTTCTTTACCGACGACAACGAAGTGCTGTCGGGCGGAAAGATTTACACTTACGCCGCTGGCACCACGACCCCGCAGACGACTTACACGTCGGTGCTAGGCACGTCTGCTAATGCCAATCCCATCATCCTTAACTCTGGCGGCAGACTGCCGGAGGACATGTGGCTGTCGGAAGGCGTGCTGTATCGGTTTGTATTAAAAGACGCCAACGACGTGCAGATTGGCGAATACGACGACATCGGCGGCGTTAATGACATTTCCACTGAGTCAGTAGCGTGGTCAACTATTACCGGTACGCCGACGACACTGGCTGGCTACGGGATTACTAATTCGTTGACTTCAACGCAGATTGCCTCCACTTATGCCCCGATTGCCTCGCCCACGTTCACCGGCACACCGCTAATTCCCGATAACGCCACGACTAGCGTTAATTACGCCGTAGGCTATCGAGAGGCTCCGCAAAACAGCCAGACGGCTAACTACCAGTTGGTGCTGGCAGATCGCGGTAAGTCCATCCTAATGAACGGCTCGTCGCTGACGCTGACCATTCCGGCTAACGTCGCTGTTGCGTTCCCGGTTGGCACGGTGGTCATTATCGTCAACCTCAACGCTACGGCGCTCTCGATTGCGATTACGACCGACACGCTGACGCTGGCTAACAGCACGACGACCGGTACTCGCACCCTCGCGCAGAACGGCTTGGCGACCTGCGTCAAGATTGGCTCAACCTCGTGGCTGATCAGCGGAGCAGGGTTGACCTAATGGGCGGCGCTACCCTAGCAGCGGCGATTGCAGGCACGACCGGAGGAGCCGGTGCGGGCGTTGTTGATTACTCGTCCGGGTCTGGGTCGGTCACGATCCCTGCCAGCGCTACGGGCGTCACCATTGAGGTATGGGGCGCAGGTGGTGGTGGCGGCTACGGTACGGTAACGAACATCTTTGGTGAGTTTGCCTATGAGCCGCAGGAGAACCCTGGTGGCGGCGGAGGCGGTGGTGCCTACTCCAAGACTGTACTCGTTCTAACTGGCCCAGATGCCGGTAAAACGATCCTGTACACTGTTGGCGTGGCTGGCACAGGCGGCTCACTTGGCGATGCGGTAGGCGGTGCTGGCACTCAGTCGGTGGCGTATGCCGGAACGTATGCGCTGCCCGAGATGATCGCAACTGGAGGCTTTGGAGGTTACGGTGGTATCGGTATCTACGGCAGTCAGCAGGGTGCTGGCGGCACGGCCTCTGGGGGCAATACGACCAACACTAACGGCAACGGCGGAGCGGCTTTTACGCAGACAGGTGCGGCTGCAATCGCTGGTGTGGGTAGCCTTACTGGTGGCGCTGGCGGTGACGGTGGCGATCCGGTAGAGGGCGGTGCCGCTGGCCTGTCTGGGTCTAATGGCCGCGTCCGAATGGTCTTTACCTTTTAGGTGACACATGGCAGTTAACGTCAAAGTCCTGATCCCCGCAAAGATTGCGGAGAACACCCAAGTAACTCAATACACCGCCCAGAACGTGTCGGCCATTATCGACAAGTTTACGGCGACCAACTACAGCGCTTCGGCGGCTACCCTGTCGGTCAACCTCGTGACGCAGTTTGACTCGTCGGGCAACCAGAACTTGATCATTAAAAACAAGACGTTGTTGCCGAGCGAGACGTACACGTTCCCCGAACTGGTCGGCCACGTCCTGCAACCGGGCGGGTTTATCTCGACGATTGCCGGTACGGCGTCGGCTATTAACATTCGTTCGTCGGGGCGAGAAGTTTCGTGACGACTGCCGAATACTGGCTGACGGAGAACTTCAGGGAACTAGGGCTACCGCCTGACGCGGCGGCTTGGCTGCTAGACCTGTGGAAAGTAACGCAGGTATTTGACGACGTGGCTGACGGCGACCCGGTAGACCGGGATGCGCTGGACGACACGGTATGGCGTTGCCTCGTCAATATGCCTGCAAACAGTTTCTTTATGGCTAATGCCAGTCAGTTATTGCCAGCATTGGCTACGGCGATTTGTAAGTGGAAGGCGTCGGATGACGCCGAGCGGTCGGGTCGGGCGGACGAGAAGTCGTTTGTCTGGCGTGCCGCCTATTACGACATTGTGTTGTTAACGGTGCTGTTGTGTCTTGGCCGTGAGTCTGCTATGGAAAAAGCAGGTGCGGTAATGGCACTATACGGCGAAGATTTTGCGAAGTATCGCGAGGAATTCCCTCATGCCTGATCCAGTCTCAGCCACAGTTGCCGCAGTTAGCAGCGCTGGCAGCGCAGCAATCGGCGCCCGTGGAGCCAAAAAGGCCGCACAAGCGCAAGAGCGTGCATCCCAACAAGCCCAAGATGTTCAAAAGCAGATGTTTGAACGTCAGGTGGAACTGCAAGAGCCGTTCCGTCAAGCGGGTATTACTTCGCAAAACGAACTAATGCGACTGCTCGGGATTGGCGGAGACGCTTCTGCTGCTGACTACGGGATGCTTACCCGACAGTTTGGCGAGCAAGACTTGCAGATGGACCCCGGTTACGGTTTCCGTTTGCGTGAGGGCGAGAAGGCTCTGGAGCGTATGCAGGCTGCTCGCGGTAATCTGCTCTCTGGCGGCGCTATCAAGGCCGGTCAGCGCTTCGGGCAGGACTTGGCTTCGCAAGAGTACATGAACGCCTTTAATCGAGCGCAGGCGCAGTTAGGTACACGCTTGGGAACGCTTGGTAGTCTGTATGGCGCCGGTCAAACTGCCGCGCAGCAGGTTGCAGGACAGGCCGGTCAGTATGGCGCCAACGTTGGCAACCTTATGATGAGCGGCGGTCAGGCTCGCGCTTCCGGCTACTTAGGTCAGGCTAATGCGCTTTCCAACGCGCTTGGTCAGGCTGCTATGGGATACGGCATGTATAAGGGCGGATATTTTGGCCCGACTAGCGTAACGCCAGGTGGCGGCTCAAATCTGCAAGCATTGAATTACATGGGTCCGCAATACGGAAATGTGGTGTAAGTCATGGCAGTCATTGGCGCAACACAACTTGATCCTGTAAATACCCTCGGCTCATTTGTTCAAGGAATGGAAATTGGGCGTGGCAACCGCTTGGCTCGCCAGCAAGAAATGGCGCAGATTGAAGCAGCCAAGCAAGAGATGGCGCTGCGTAATTACTTAGCATCTGCCGATCTTTCTAGGCCGGAAGTGCAAAACCAACTGTTGCGATTCGGGCCTGCTGGTGCAGAAATTGCCAAGTCGGCAGCGTCGTTAGGCACTTCTCGCGCTCAAACTTCTGCTGCTGAAGCGCAGCGGGAAAAATCGCTGCTTGATATTGATACGGCTCGCAAACAACAAGAGTCAACAGCCTACGCAAAGTTGGTTGATTTTATTACTGCCGCTAACCCTCGCACGTATCCGCAAATGTATCAGCAAGCCGTTCAAATGGCGGGTGGCGCTGATAAGTTGGCGGAGATGGGGATTACGGAACAATACAATCCTGAGTTGCTTGATTCATTGGGCAAATCGTTTATTTCGCAGGCCGACCGAATCAATCAGCAGTTGCGCGCTCGTGAAGCCCGCGCTGCGGAAGGTCGCCTTGGCGTTGATCAGATTCGCGCTCAATTGGAGGCTCGACGAGTTGCAGCCGAAGAAGCACGTTTAGGGTTGGAGCAACTGAAGGCTTCGCCTGACTATCAAGAAGTTAAACTTGATACTAAAGAGCGTTCAAAACGAGAGGCGGCCTTTCCCAAGGCTAATGCAGCGTTTGGCTCCGCTCAAAAAGATATTTCGTCGCTTATTAGAGATTTGGAAACGCTAAAGACTCACCCTGGGCTGCCAGCAATTACTGGCGGTATTCAAGGCCGATTGCCTAGCGTTAGCAAGGAAGCAACGGCGGCACAGGCATTGCTTGATAAGATTCTGGCAAAAGGGCAGTTCCGTTCGTTGCAGCAGTTGCGAGACAACTCGCCTACTGGCGGCGCGGTCGGCAACGTGTCTGACGCTGAAGGTAAGGCGCTCAGAGATAGTTTTGGCGCTTTGAGTCAAACCCAGCAAGACGAAGACTTTGCCAATCAAATTGATTCCGTGATTAGCGATTTGCAGTTTGCGGATCGCAACTTACGGGATGCGTTCAACGACACTTACAGTTATCGAGGAGTAAAAGCCGCGCCTGCTGCTGCGGCTGACAAGCCTGCTGGTCAGGCTAATAAGACATCTCGCGGAACGTCCTACCAAATTCTGGAGGACTAAAATGCCCACGTACTTGATTGAGGGCAAGAAGGTCAAGACTGAAAAGCCGTTGACCGAAGTCGAAATTGACGAGATTGCTTCCAGCATAAAAGCGCCTGTCGCCGCGCAAACGGAAGTTCCGCAGCGCCGTATGCCGTCATTGGCAGACGTTGGCGACCGTGCGACTGGTTTCCGAGCGCAAGTCGCTGAAACCGGGATGACGCCGCAAGAACGCCAAGAGGCAGTTCGTACCGGCGCTGCATTTACTGGCGGCATGTTAGTTGGGCCTGCACTGGCTAGCGTAGTTCGTGGGGCTGCGACTGTTATCCCAGCCTTGCAGCGCTTTGTTCCGGCAATCACGCCCACCCTTGAAACAGGCGGATTTCGTACCGGGCTGCCTGCTACTGCTAGTCGCGCAAGGCAATTAACGACTAGGGCTGCTGGTGGCGCTGTTACGGGTGGTGGTGCAGCCGCGTTAGTTGAACCAGAAGATACAATGACTGGCGCTACAGTTGGCGCAACCATCGCAACGCTGGCACCTCCCGTCGCCCGAATCGTGGCGAAGGGCGGCGGAGCAATTGCAGATGCACTTGCAGGTCGTACTGCCGACGCTCGCGCTAACGAACTAATCCGCACTGCGGCTAACAATGAAGTCAATGCGCTTCGTCAGGCTATGGCGGCAAATCCTGACATGCCTGCCAGCCGTGCTGCTGCTGACCTTAACCTGCCTGTACTGCAAGCCCTGCTTGCTCGTGCGGAACAGCGCGATCCTCGGCAAGTTGTCAATGCGTTCCGTCAACGCGAATCGCAGGACATTGTTAACCAGTTAAGCCGCATCGCTGGTGGGCCGACTGCTGAAACGGCGCGTGCTGCCCGCGAAAGCGCGAAAGAGTCATTAACGGCTGTGACTGGGCCAATGCGCGAAAAAGCATTTGCTGCCGCCCGAGAAACGGGCGAAGTCATGCCGAAACTTGACGTTATTGCCAAGGAAGCCCGTCAAGAGGTTACGGAAAACGTAGCCAAGGTTCGTCGGCTAGAAGGCCTTGTTAACAAGGCTGACGATTGGGCGCGTAATTGGGTTACGCAGTCACGCCTCGTAGAAGGACCGGGCGGAACCTTTACTCGTGAGTACGTCACAAATCGTGGCGTAGGCGAGGCCGGTGTCCGTTTGGGATCGCAAGCGGAGCAGCGGTATACGTTCCCTGGGCAATTAGCCACAAGCGGTCGGCAGACTACTATGGGCGGTCCGTTTGAGCGTCAAGTAATTGACGAAGGCGGCACGGTGGCGCGTCAAATTGCCAGCGCTGCTGACGAGTCTTTGCGTGCTGGCGCCCGCGCCCGAGCAGCAGAGGCCACGCTTAAAAGTATGCGTGATCGAGGCATTGAGCCAATTGATTCTAAAAAAATTACCAGCAGTTTAAGCGGGCTTTTGCGTAATCCAGAAATTGACACAAATCGTGAAGCATCTACTGCTATTCCGCGCATCATAGATATGGTCAACGACTGGACAAATGAATACGGCATAGTCACGCCAGAAGCGTTGTATGCAATCCGTAAAAATGGAGTTGCTGGCGTTATTCGGGAACTTAATCCCAACATGGACGCAAAGTCGCAAGATAAATTTGCTGCTCGCGTATTGACTGAAATGAAGCCGTTTTTTGATGAGGCTATTGAAAAGGCTGGCGGCAAAGGCTTCCGCGATTATTTGCGTTCGGTCGAGTCTGGCATGTCCTCAATCAAAGGCATGGAACTGGCCGATCAGGTTCGCAAGTTGTACGCAAAGGGGACGCCAGAAGCCAAGCAACAGGTTATTGATTTGGTGCGTGGTGAATCGCCAGAAATCATCGAGGAACTGTTCGGGTCTGGGCGTTACCAAATCAGCAAGGAAATGGCTAAAGACATGCCATTCCTCACTAAACTTGCTGACACGCTGGACTTGGATCGTAAGGCCGTTGAGCAGGCTGCTGCCGGTCGTGCTGCGCTTACTGAAGCGGAAAAGAAAGGTAGCGCCAGAATACGATTCCCGTTCTTTACCCGTGCTTCTACAGCAGTTAACGAGGTTGTCGCTGGCCTTGAGCAGCGCATGAAGGCGGAAACGCTGGATGTGCTGATTCGCGCCGCGCAGTCAGGTCGTGAATTTAATCGGGTGTTAGACCAGATTCCGGCTCGTGACAAAAATGCGTTCTTGAAACAGTTCAAGGACGCTGAGTCATGGAACAAGTTTGCAGGCCAAGTAGCGCAGGCGGCGCAAGCGCAAGTTAGCGCCGAGCCGCGCAACCGACTTGCTCCTGCCCCTGCTAATCAGATGAGGCCATAGACGTGGACGACATGCAGGTTCTTTTCAACATCGTTTTGGGCGTGGCTGCCTTCCTTGGTGGCTGGACGGTAAATAACCTGACGCGCAGCATTGAGCGGCTGGATAAAGACATCCGCAGTATGCCGTTGACGTATGTAACGCAGACCACGTACCAGCGCGACATCGACGACATCAAGTCTATGCTCGGCAAAATCTTCGACAAACTAGACGAGAAGATGGACAAATGAGCGAAGACATTGAACTGTTGAAGGTGCAGATCAAGGCTGAACTGCAACGCTTGGAGGCCCACAGCAGCGCCAAGGATGTGGCTGGCAAGGCCATTGGCAAGAACGGCCTGAAGTACATTACAGCCATTGTGGTTATTGGCGTGATGTCTAGCCTTGCGTTAGATAGCGACAAGATCGCCGCTGTGATGGGCTTGCTTGGTGCCTCGCTGACTGCCCTTATCTCCATGCTGGCGTCTATCGCTGGCACCGTAGAGAAGGAAGAGAAACCTGAGTTCAAGGTTATTGAAGACCTTATCGCCAAACTCGACAAGTTGGATCGTAAAGAAATGCCGATGCGGGTCGATGTCGAGGGCGATCATGTGACCGTAACCAAGGGCGACGACGTAGTGAGGGCAAGCAAATGATGACGATGGTTAGCACTTTTCTGTCGTTCTTAGCCGGTGGCCTGCCCAAGATTCTGCAAATCTTTCAAGACCGTCAGGACAAGAAGCACGAGTTAGCCCTTGTCGCTGCCCAGAAGGAGCGTGAGTTGGCCTTGGCCGAGCGTGGCTTTATCGCCCAGGCTCGCGTCGAAGAAATCAAACTGGAGCAGATACAGACGCAGACGGCTGGCGAAGAACGCCAGTCGCTTTACGAACACGACATGAAGATTGGCGAGGGCGCAAGCCAGTGGATGATCAACCTGCGCGCTTCGGTGCGCCCGGTCGTCACTTACATCTTTGTGCTGGAATTGGTCATCATCAACATTGCTGGCATGTGGTATGCGTGGAACCAAGGCGTACCGTTTGCGATTGCGCTGGAAAACGTCTTCTCTGAGGACGAGATGCTGATCCTGTCATCCATCATTGCCTTCTGGTTCGGCACGCAAGCCTTCGGGAAAAAGTGAAGGTATCCGACGCCGCAAAGGCGATGATCAAGCATCACGAGGGCGTAAGGACGCGCCCTTACAGGTGTCCGGCTCTGCTATGGACGGTCGGAGTCGGCCACGTCATTGACCCTACCCACGCAACAGTAAAGTTCGATGAAAGGCGCAATCTACCGATACCGGCAGGCTGGGATCGCACTCTCACAATGGGAGAAGTTGACGCTTTGCTTGCTGAAGACCTTGGCCGCTTTGAGCGTGGCGTGGCCCGCCTTTGCCCTGGGTCTGTTGGTAATCAAGGACAATTTGACGCCCTAGTCTCGTTCTCCTTTAACGTGGGACTCGGTAATCTTCAGCGCAGTAGCATACGGATGCGCTACAACCGTGGCGACATCGAGGAAGCGGCAGAAGCGTTCTTGATGTGGACAAAGGCAGCGGGCAAAGTATTGCCCGGACTGGTCAAGAGGCGCCGGGACGAGATGGCGATGTTTCTTAGCCAGCCGTAATTTAAGCCTCATGGAGCAGGCGTCATGCGTAAAGACGGTATCCCTGCCACGTTCCAACTAGCCGGTCACACCATCAAAGTCAAAGTAATATCGCCTTCAAAGTGGCGACACGGCAAGAATTGTGTTGGAATGTGGCTTCCAGACAAGTATGAGATTCACATCATAAGTTCTTGTAAAGGCACGAACCGTCAGCAAGTATGGGCGCATGAGGCTATGCACGCCCTCTTTGATGTCGCAGGTCATCCCGACCTGTCTTCAGACGAACAACTCGTAGACCGAACCGGCCACTTGCTGCAACAGATGCTCACAACGATGGAGTAGACGATGCAAGCAAAAGCCACTGACGATGAAATCCTAAAGGAACTACAAGACGCTAACGGCATACGAGCCGTTACCGCTAACAAACTAGGGCTTAACGAACGAAGCCTGATGATGCGGCTCAAAAAGATGAAGGCCAAGGGATATATCATCCCTGAGTCCACTTACAAAGCCGGTGCGGTTAAGCAAGACGTAGAAAAGCCCGGATTCTCCTTTACCCCGCTGCCTGACGACGACGTTCCCATTGAGGAGTTGATCGAACAGCGCAAGCGCAAGTTTGCCCACAAGCGCGAACACGAAGAAGCCTCCAAACTCATTCCTATTAAGGTCAAACTCGGCGGCGCTATCGGCCTGCTGCACTTTGGCGACCCGCACGTAGACGACGACGGCTGCGACATTGAGGCCATTGAGCGGCACACGGCGCTGGTGAACAAGACCGAGGGGCTGTTTGCCTGCAACGTAGGCGACACCACGAACAACTGGTGTGGTCGTTTAGCAAGGCTTTACGCCGACCAGAGTACGTCTGCCTCGCAAGCCTGGAAGATTGCCGAGTGGTTTGTCGGTCGCTGCGACTGGCTCTACATGATTGCCGGAAACCACGACCTGTGGTCAGGTTCAGGCGATCCGCTGAAGTGGATAGCCAAGCAGCAGAACGCGCTCTATAAGTCCTCAGAAGCCCGTATAGCGCTTCGGTTCCCGAACGGCATGGAAGTGCGGGTTAACGCTCGTCACGACCACAGCGGCTCGTCCATCTGGAACCCGGCACACGGCCCGATGAAGGCGGCCATCATGGGAACCCGCGACCACATCTACGTGGCAGGGCATAAGCACGAGAGCGCCTACAGCGTCCTGAAAGATGCGATTAGCGGCATTACCATGCACGCCTGCAAGGTTGCCTCATACAAGGTCTACGACCGTTATGCGAAGGATCGAGGGTTCAGGGACAACGCCCTGTCACCCTGCGTCCTGACGACCATCAACCCAGAATTGCCGCCTGAGCATCCAGACTTGGTGAAAGTGTGGTGGGACCCGCAGGAAGGTGCGGACTATCTGACTTATCTGCGACGGCGCTGAAAATCTCAGCGCGTTCCCGAGCGGCCCGCAGGATGCAGTAGCGTTGGTGCAGCCGCTTGAGGAACGTCGTGCGACGTTGGCCGACGATCTCATCGTCAAGCAGGGCTTTGACCTGCCCCTCGTTCAGTAAGTTCAGTGATTGGTTTAGTGAGCGCCAGTTGTTCATGGCGCTATTGTAAACGAATTATTTAAGCCGCTGCAAGTACAGGGCTTGGATCGCGCAGACCGTATCGTCTGGGTCACGCGCTTCGTACCACTCGCCCCTAGGTTCAAACAATCCCCTAAAGCGCTTCTGGCCGTCTGAGAGCCGTCCGCCCTTCGCCTTGACCTCTACCCAACATATCCACGCCATGCCGTCGTGCATAGGCTTGATGGCAAGCAAGTCAGGGATGTCGTGACCGGCGCTGGCAAAGTCGATGACCTCGAAGTTTGCCTTGCGGAGGGCTTCGACTATATCCGTGTGGTTGTTGTCCCGACGTTTGGCGTAGCGCATGGTGTTATCAATTTTATGTCAAGCAATTCATTTTGGTTGGCAGCATAGCCTTCCCCATGCCCAAGGTTAGTCAGCCTTTTATCGTCAAGCAACTCGGCTGACGGCAAGAAACCAGCGCATCGGTATTTAGGGAACCTTCCGACCATCAATACAAACACGTCTACGGCTTTAGCGTCCTTCCACCGCACGGCCAAAAGCCTTCCGCTTTCGTAAGTGGTAGATTTAATGTCAACTGACCTTCCATCTCTCAGATAACAATCTTCCGCTTTAGTGTGGTCAAGGTCTAAATCAGGATAAACATTTGCCAATTTACAAAAAGCAATCTCAGAGGCAATGCCTTCCAGGTCGGTAAGTTCATTTGACTGATCGCCCATTTTCCGATCAGGCAAGCCTTTCCTTCTGGCGTTTTCGTACCTCTGCTTGGCTAAGTATTTTGCCAACCTTTGTTCCGCATCACTTAAAACAACGTACACTTTTTAACTGCCTTTTTCGTCTTGTATCATTGCTTCCGCCCTTGCCTTCAATCGGTCTACGCCAGGTTCGCCCCACAACTCCCGCACCATGCCACGGATGTGCGGGTCGCCATAGGCTTCCTTTACGTCGGTGAGGCTGCGGAGGATGTCGCCCACGTAGTTCTTTAGCCACGACGTGCGCTCTGCCCGCTGCGACCACTCGCCTACGTTGATCCGAGCAAGGTACGCATCGGCTAACCGGAGTTTGTGGTAAGGATTATTCCTTACCGACTCCCAGTACCGAACGTTGGCCTGCGACGCCCACGAAATGTCGCTACTAACGATCTGCTGCTGGATCATTGGGCTTCACCACACATTCAATCTGATACAGCCGCAGAGCAGGAATCTTGTTTTCCTTGAACCAGCGCAGCACGGCCTGACGAGTCACGCCTAACGCCCGAGCGATCTCCGCTTGGGAACCATAAATCTTCAGTAGTTGCTTCGGTGTCATGAGCGCACTGTAACGACTGTTGACACCATAGTCAACATGCGTATACTTGACTCCGGGGATCGGCCCCGCTTACTGGAGACTACGATGGAACAAGATGACTTCCGCATCCTGCAAGAGCAGGAGCGCGACAGACTCATGGAACTGCACTGCCGTGCAGAACACGCCGCCTTCAACGTCATTGAAGGACTCAACGAACTTAACCGCATCGAAGCCGAAGGCGCTTTCAAACTGCACCAAGCGTTTGCCGAGTGCCTTGCTGCTATCGACGCCGCATCCGCCAAACTGAGGGAACCACAATGAAGGTCTACGAGAAGATTGCTGCTGTCACCGCCGAACTGTCCAAGATCGGTATCAGCAAGGACAGCAAGAACACATCACAGGGCTACGCTTTCCGTGGCATCGACGCTGTGTACGGTGCGCTCTCGCCCATGCTGTCAAAGCACGGGCTGTGCATCCTGCCTCGCGTCACCGACCGACAGGTTATTGAACGCCAGAACCGCCAAGGCACGGCTCTGTTCTACGTCACGCTGACTGTCGAGTTTGACTTTGTAGCAGCCGAGGACGGCAGCAAGCATACGGTCATCACCGTAGGCGAAGCGATGGACTCTGGCGACAAGGCCAGCAACAAGGCGATGTCTGCGGCTTACAAGTACGCAGCCTTCCAAGCCTTCTGTATCCCGACTGAGGGCGACAACGACGCGGACGCCCACACGCACGAAGTCTCTGCGACTGACCCTGCTGTCGAAGCGTCCGTAGAAGCCGCTACCACTATCGAGGAGTTGAACAACGTATGGAAAAGCCTAAGCGCCGAACAAAGAAAGACGCACTTGCCGATCTTCTCAACCCGCAAGACCCAACTCTCAAGCAAGTAATCGACGACGTATCTGCGTACATCGTGCGTTACTCGCTGACGACCACGGAGGCCAGTTTGGAACAGATCATTAAAGAACGACTGGCCGGTGATTGGAAGAATGGGTTTTTCGACAAAAGCAAAACCAAAGACCTTCGCATCCTGCGTGACCACTTGGAGGCGGTACGCATCGTGCGGGGCTGGTACGAGGTGCCGCCGCTATGAGTCTGTACACCAAGCCGTCCCGCTACAACCTGCGCCTAAGCATCGAGCAGTACAAGGTGCTGCTGGAGCGTAAGCGAGAGGCCGAGGAAGAGTGTCGGCGCATCCGCTACCGCGACTTGGTGAACGCCTGGGGCGTGCGCCAGAGCGTGATCGGCACGGCCTTGCAGCGCGGCATCAAACAGTACGACTACGTGCTGTGGAAGCAGGGAGAACTGCAATGACTCCCTACTACTCGCTGATGTCGGATTGGGAAATCATCGGTCACACGATGGCGATTCCTGATTCGTCGGAACTGTCGCAAGCCTTGGCCGAGAAGTTGAAGCGAGTATTGGAGCAGCGTGATGAATACCGAGATCAGAACTCGGCGCTGCGAGAGAAGGTAGAGCGCTTAGAGCGCGAGTGCAAAGAACTTAAACGTCTATCTGAAATAGGAGAGGAATGATGAGCGCATTACTTCAACGCATGGTTAAGACGTGGGTTGCTACGTCGAAAAACCCGTGCGAATGGCATTGGTTTGATTTAAGCGGATCAATTCCAACTGATCACGCGGTACACGTTGAGCCAGAATTGTGGCTAACAACATATCGGCCTCCGTTTGATAAGACCGTCTTGGTATATCAGGCGCAGCACAACAAAGTGTCTCACGAAGTCTTGATGACTTTGGAGGGAGATGACCCGGAAGTCGGTATTAAGTTTTCCGTGGTGATTAGATACGGAGAGCATCTTCCGAAGTTATTAACGACAGCGATATATTCAATTCGTGACGGTCAGTTGTTCTTAACTCGCAAAGAAGGCGAGACGCAGCAAGATATTGATAATCGCAACTGGGGTCTGACCTTAATTGCGATGCTGTATCAGCGGCTTGCAAATATGCCCACAAAAGCGTCAATCCCAACCGTTGATAACTTTATTAACAAGAAACGACTAGAGCGGAATAAGCCGCCTATTTATACCTGGCGAACGCTCATTGTCAGTGGAAAGAAAATTGGCAAGGAAGATCACGGCGGCACGCACGCATCGCCGCGATTCCACGAACGTCGAGGACATCACCGACGCTTGCCGAACGGGAAAACCGTTTGGGTAAAGTCGTGCAAGGTTGGCGACCCCGCTCGTGGCGCCGTTTTTAAAGATTACAAGGTGGTTTGATATGGAACAGCGATCAGCAGAATGGCACGCCGCCCGTTTGGGCAAGGTGACTGCCTCGAAGGTGGCTGACGTAGTGGCTCGCACGAAGACGGGTTATGCAGCCAGCCGCGCAAACTACATGGCGCAGTTGGTGTGCGAGCGTCTGACCGGCAAGCCGACTGAAGGGTTCAGCAACGCAGCGATGGAGTGGGGCGTCGAGCAGGAAGCCGCAGCCCGCGATGCATATAGCGCTAAGGTGGGCGAACTCGTCACCGAGGTGGGCTTCATTGACCATCCGGCTATCAAGATGGCTGGCGCGTCACCTGATGGTATCGTCGGTGCAGGAATCGTCGAGATAAAGGCTCCGAGTACGGCAACCCATATCGAGTACCTGATGGAGCGCGAGCCGCCGCAGAAATACTTTTATCAGATGCAATGGCAGATGGCCTGCACGGGTGCGGATTGGTGCGACTGGGTTTCATACGATCCGAGGATGCCCGAGAACCTCCAGTTGCTCGTAGTGCGTATCCCGAGGGATACAGACTGCATTACCTTGTTAGAGAAAGAGGTTAGCGAATTCCTCGCTGAACTCAATGTTAAAGTGGCTAAACTGAAGGAGATGAGCCTGTGAATTTTGATAACACGAACCGTGGCGTTTTGTTTCCGAACGATAAGAAAGGCAATGAGAAGCGCCCCGACTTTACTGGTGACATAAACGTGGGCGGCACGGAGTACCGGCTGTCAGCCTGGAAGAAGGCGAGCAAGCAGGGCAACAACTTTTTGTCTATTAGCGTCCAGTTGAAGGAAGGCCAAAAGATTCCGCCGAAGAACGAGATGCCTGCTGGTACTCTGACCGAGGACAACTGGGCAAAGGCTGATCTGAACGATCCACTGGGGTTCTAAATGATCAGCGACGAGAGAGCAGAGAAGGCTTTGCGGTATCTAGTCGATACCGACGAGCCTTGTGCGCTCGCCAAGGCCGAGATGGAGCGTGCGGAGTATGGCTGGAAGGCCACACGGGAAGCCGTGTTCACTCACGCTGAGGGTACGGTGGCGGAGCGGCAGGCGATTGCCGCGACCCACCACGCCACCAAAGAGGCGCATGACCGCTACTG